CGCACGGCGTGAGCGTCACGGAGACGTTCAGGTCGTTCGGCGGCTCCGCAACGATGACGTTTGCGCCCATGAACGAGTCAACGTTGGCAGTGCGCACAGCCGCGTGAAGCTGCCGGATTGATACCGCCCCACCAGCACGGTCAAGCTCGGTCACGTCAGCGAAGATGGCGTTGCTCGCGCCGTCGGCAATCACGGTGCCCGACGGGCCGCCGCCGCCTTCTGGAACGTCGTCCATGACCTTGCTGGCTAGCAGCTTGATATCGCCTTCAAGAATGGTCATGCAGGAATCTCCAGGAATTTCAAAGTCACTCGATACCAGTCATTCGGGCCGGTTGCCGGAATGCCAAGCACAGGCTCGGCTTCAAGTCCGCGCTCGTCGTGCCGGAATGCCACGGTGAAGCTGCGTGCGTCAGCGAAGGTGAGCAGGAATCGCCCGCTGGTTGCCGTGATTGGCTCAGATGCCCAGGCGCGCAGCGTGTCCACATCCGAGCGGCGAAGCCAGGCCATGTCGGCATCGGCCTGCAAGGTGATTTGCCGCCCGGCCTGCTTCGCTGCAGACTGGATCAGCAGCGCGCCGTTGAGCAGGTAGGTGGTACTGCTGACCGCAGCAGGCCATGTGTGCTCATCCCGCCATAGCAGCGAATCTGGCAGCGTGACGGTGGCATTGGTGGCGATGTTATTCAGGATCATGGTCAACGCGAAGATCTGAGAGACGCCGCGCGCAGAGCATCAACAACCGCGCGTGCATCGGCCTCGCTCGCGGTGTTGATGACGGACGAAGATGATCCCAAACCATCAATGCGCACCTGGTGCACGGTGGCGACACGGGTTTGCTGTGGCTCTGGCGCGGGTGCTGTAGTTGGCGTTTGGGCCTGTGCGCTTGATGTTTTGGCACTTAGGAAGTCGATCATGCGCTGCACCTGAACCTGCTGCTGCTGAATAGAGCGCATGAAGTCTGTGCTAAGTAGCCCAGGCGATGCGTCGCGCGCAAGCTGTAGGTTCTGGTCGTTGGCTGCCTTAGCCGCCTCAACGGAGGAACGATCCGCCTCGGACAGCGTGCCAGAGTCGAGCTTGTCAACCAGCTTATAGATCAGCGTGTTGTCGACTGCGTTCTGGCCTTCAAGTTTTTTCCTGCGCTGCTCTTGCTCATCAAGCGCCTTATTTGCTTCGATCGTCGCTTGTGTCAGCTTTACCATACCGGAAGCGGCTTGCTCCCCAGCGCGCTCGCCAGCAGGGCCGATTCTTTGCAGTGCGTCTGCCACTCCCTCGGCTTCGGCGCGGGCCCGGATTTCTGTACTCACAACTCCGCCGTTAGACTGCACGAGAGCGTCAACCATTTTCCGCGCGGCCTCGGATTTCCGGGCCTGCCAGGCTTCATAGCTCTCGCCTTCCTGCTGCCCGGCTTGCTTGATGACCTCATAGGCTTCCTGCGCATGCTTCGCGGTCGCGCTCAGTTCCTCCCGGCTCTTGAGACCGAGCGTTTTCATTGCCTCTGCCACGCTGTTAATGCCAGGCGTCACGCCGTCCATTGCCGCCTTAAGTTCTCTGGCCTTCTGCGCCGCCTGATCGAGCAGGCCGTCCGCGAGCTTGTCACCCAGCGAGCGCCGCACGGATTCGATGCGGGCACGCAGCGCATCGAGCGCGGCCTGGCCGTCTGCGGTGTCGATCGCTTTTTTGAACGAGTAGCTCAGCGCCGCGGCCACATCCGCGCCTTGAGACTTGAGGCGGCCAAGGTTGTCGATGATTAGGTCTACCCCCTGCACCGCTTGCTGAGCGGCCTTGCCCATGCCGCCCGAAATCACGTCGAAGTCGCCACCGGCGCGGCGGATGGCTTCCCGCAGGCCGGCATCGATGGCCTGCTGCGAGAGCTTCGCGCCCTCGCTGGTCGCAGCGAATGCGGTGCGGGCGCGCACGGCGAACTCGGCGAGGTCTACGCCTTTTAGCGCTGCGCTCCATGATTCGCGGAATTGATCGGCGCTGATCTTGCCATCCTCGAGCAATTGCTGAAGCGCCTTGGCGCTGTTGGCAAGCCGTCCGTCGCTGGTGAAGTCCACGCCCTGCTGTACTTTCTTGAGCGCATCAGCAACCGACTCGCCAGCCTCGCGTGCGCGATCGAATGACTGCACCAGGTCGCGGGTTGCGCCTTCTGCCATGACGGCGGACTTGGCCGCTTCCTCTGACGCCTTCTTTTGTTCCTCGGTCTGCCGCTTGGCCCCGGTGTTTGGCTTTTCGGCGAGCATCGCAGCGACGGCCCGGTCGCCTGCTTCTGCGGCGGACTTCGCCCGGAAGAACTCGCTCACCAGCTCGGCAACGCCGATTGCCAGACCAACGCCAGACACCATGCGCAGTGTGCGCAGGATGGCGGTGAGTGCCGTGGCCTGCGTGGCTGCGGTCGCCATTCCAGCCGCAGCAACTCTCGTCTCTGCCGCCGTTGCGGTCATGGCCGCCGCCGCGCCAGTAGCGGCACCGCGCAGACCAATCATCGCCGCTGTCGCCTCATAGATCGTGCTGGCGATGCTCACGGCTTTGAGAGCCGCTGCAACCTCGACGATCTTGAGCAGCACGGGGCCGAACGCCACCGCAGCCTTCATGGCGCTCTCGACTCCGGTGGCGATCTGCACGAATGTGTCTGCGATGGCCTTGGCCTTGGCCTGTAGCTCTCCAGACTGCTTCAGCTGGTCGAACTCTGCCAGCAGTTCCTGCACCTTTGCGGTCAGGAAGTCGAGCACGCCCGAGCGCGACACCATGTCGAAGAACTCGGCGAGCGCATCCTTGGCGTTGCTGACTGCACCGGCATAGGTGTTCATCAGTTTGTCGGACGCGCCAGCGTTCATACGGCCAAGCTCATCGATCAGCTTGGAGATCACATCGCGGCCAAGCAGACCTGCCTCGCTCATCTTCTGAAGCTCCGGCACGCTTCGCCCGGTGGCATTCGCCAGCGCGTCCCACACCGGAACGCCCGCCTCGGCGAGTTGCAGTATTTCTTGTCCCTCAAGCTTGGTCTTTGTCCAAGCTTGGCCGAGCGCGAGCGTAACGCGCGATAGGGTCTCAGTGCCGCCGCCGAGGTTCGCGGCAATATCGGAGAGCGAACGCATCTGCGCTTCGGTCGGCTGCATGCCGAAGGCGGTCAGCTTCACGAAGCTCTCGGTCAGCGCCGTCACCTCGAACGGAGTGGTGATTGCGAGCCGCTTGATCATGTCGAAGGCTTCGGTCGCCTTCTGCGTGCTCCCGAGCAGGTTTTCTAGGCGTACACCGAGGGTCTGGAACTCGCTGCCAGTCTCGACAACCTTTTTGCCAACGTCAAGCGCAGCACCGATACCGGCAATTGCGGACACCCATGCAGCCGCCTTTGATGCTGCTTCCGACATGGCGTCGGAGGCGGTTGTGGTTTCTCGGCCCACGGCCTGCACGGCTGGAGCTGCACCAGATGCCGATCCGCGCAGCTCTGCCAATCGGGCATTGAAGGCGGCTACCGCTGCGGCCTTGTCCGCAGGCAGAACATCCGCAGACTCGCGCACCGTCTTGAGCGCGGTCTGAAGTTGCTTGATCTCTTCTTCAACCGCCTTGACGCCCTTGATGCCGAGCACGCGAAAGGCTTGGTCGAGCGCCTGCCCGGTCTGGTCGCCTTCGGCCTTGATCTCTCCGGTCTTTGTCTTGAGATCAGAAACGGCTTTGTCCAACGCAGCAGCAAACTGCTGCGTCGCCATCCGAAGTTCAAGCTCTACTTGCCCGTCGCTCATGGGGTCTGGCTTTGGTCAAATCGCTGCATCTGAAGTGCAGACGCCGCCACGGGCTGCGGCGGCGTCTGCACCGGAATAGCCGCTGCGCAGCCCTTATACGTTCGCCTGGATCACCCGGCCAAACAGGCCGAGCGGCCCAGTGTCAGATTTGCTGAGGTCGGCCAACACCCGGCCATCGAGTTCAAACTTCTGTAGGTCGTCTCCGATCAACGAGAAATCCTTGGTCGGGTTGAGTACCACGCGGTAGAGGTCAACAATGACTCGCCTGTTGCTGTCCGCCGTGTTGAGGCCATCGAAGCGCAGCCACACCTCTGGCTGCGCGGTCTTGAACATCGCCAGGCGCTTGGCAGCGCCATAGCTATAGTCCACCTTGAACGGCTGGGTGAAGCCTGTCACATTGAGCATCTCGATTGCGCCCTGCTCGGCATGCACCTTGTAGTCGGTGCCATCTGCAAGCGTGGCGGGGGTGCCGTTCGAGTCCTTCACCGTCACGGCAGACACGAACTGGTTTGCCAGCAGGTAGATGCCGCCTGCGACCGCGCCAGATGGCAGAGCCTCGTTCGTGACGGTGCCAGCCGAGACCGAGCTGGTTTGCCCATAAAGCGTCAGTTCGAGATTTTCTAGGCTGAAATCATCCAACGTCGCAGAGAATTCTCCGTCCTTGCTTTTGATGAGTTGCAGGTCTGTGAAGCGCTGGCCGCTGTATGCTTCCTTGTGCTCCATCGTCTCGGTCTTGAGTTGAATCTTCAGAGATGGCACGTTGCCTAGCCAGCGCAACGCGAGCGGATTTCCGTTGCTGTCGCGTTGGCCGATGTACACGCGGCCTTGTCCAGAAAAATATGCCATGTTCACTCTCCTTTACGGGTGGGTTTCTTGGGTTCGGGTTCCGGCGCGGCTTCTGCCACGCCGTGCTCGATCAGCCACTGCGCGGTGGGTTCGTCCACGTCGAGCAGGCCGCCAGACGCGTAATCAGCCCCGGCGTCGGTATGCGGTTTGAGCAAGGTCAGGATCACGATTCGATTCCCTGGATGACTTCGCCGATCTCGAAGGCCAGCGGGTAGAGCAAGAGGCCGCTGTCATAGACCGGAGCGGGTGGCGTTACGGGCTGCAAGCTCTGGTATCCCGGCATGGGCTGCCATCCCATGAGGGATTTCAGGCAAGACCGAACCAAATTGGCCGCGTCCGCCCGAGCCGCCTCGCCCTGTGAGGCATGTTGCACATTGCGCACCACGACCACAACCAGCCAGCGGCTGGCGAGACGTGCGGTCTTGCCATGCGCCGTCACCTCAAGCATCTTGTGCCCGTTGCTGACAACGAAGGCGGCAGGCAGTTTCTTCCCGCTCACATCCTCGACCCCGAGCGACACCGCGCCGTGAACCCCGGCGAGCGCAGGCACGGTGTCGATCAGTCGTTGGCGGATGAGCGATTCGAGTTCAAGCATTCCACGCCTTCATATGCAGAGCGATTTGATTCAGGATTGATTCCTGCCACTCGGGAGGAAGGTCAACAGTACTTTCATCATGCATAGGGAAAAACTCCCGAGACGGAATGTTCTTCCGCGTGCTGCCAAACTGATGCACGGCGGCATATTCGACGCGCGACCAGACGTTCACATGGTCATTGCCGACGCTTTGAATCTCGATGCTCGAGCGCAGCGTGCCGGTGTCTTGCAGGATGCGCGGGTCGGCAATGGCGGCCTGCTTTGCCTTGTCTGTCTTGAACCTACGCGCGCGGCCAAGGATGGTCGCTGGCTTTAGCGGCGTCCACTTTTCGCCATACGGGGTCGCCTCGCGCTCGAAGCTGTCCAGGATGCGCGACACTAGTTCTTCGCCAATGTCGGTCATGACCGGCGTCATGTCAGACGCCCGCGCCCGCAGCTTTGCAAGCGACGCCATGACTTGTGCATCATCAACCGTGATAGTCAGCATTGAAAAATCCTGGCTTGAATGCCAACATCCTGGAAAGCGTTGCGTCAGTCATCTGACGTGCTGGCGTCCATGCTGCAGCCCCGCGCGGAACGGAAGCGCCGTCGGCAGAGCCGAACAGCACGACTTTCCCTGTCGCAATTCCATGCAATTCGCGCACGGCGTCTCGATATGCGATGTAGACCGGGCTGTCCTCTTTGCACGCCCGGTTCCACATGTTGTAGTGCGCGACGATAGCGACCAGGCGCTTGAGCGTGCTCGGTGCCGGATCAGGAATGGCATCCGATGTTGCCGCGCGCACATAGCCCATGACTTCCGCCTCGGCGTCTGCAAGAGCAGCATCGATGCGCGCAGAGTTGGCCACGCCCAGGTTTTCGAGATCGGTCAGTTGCTTGACCGTCTCTGCCCCAAGGCGTGTTTCAAGCTCTGCGCGCGTCAGGATGGTCATGGCTTAACCCCTTGCGCGGCGCGCCCGTGCGGTCTGCGCCTCGGGCGGCTGATCGGATTCGCCTTTGTCGGCTGCCTGAGCCGGATCGAACGCACGCGCAAAGCCCTGCGTGATCCAATCGCGCGCAAGCTCGTCGGCAGGCTCGCACAGCACGCCCGCATTGAGCGTCTGGCCGCCAGCCTGGAACGTCCGCACGATCAGGATGCG